ATTAATTTGAAATTTTATGAAGAGGAATTAAAACAAGTTATGCCTAATAAAAATTTTTATTAAAGACCTGCATACCATTCCCTAGGCAGGTCATTAAAAGAGCAACGCCTAAATCAAAAATAAAATTAGAATCTCAATTTTATGAACTGAAATTAAAAGTACCAACAAAATATTCAACACCTGAAATGATAGGACCTAATGGTGAGAAGAATTGGAACACAAGATTTATAGAATATTTTCATAATTCTCAACAACATCCTTTTGTAACACCTACTAAAGTAGAATTAAATTATATGTATCAGTATATGGTCTCTAAATTATCAAATTATATAATTCCTACTAGTGTATATACAATAGAAGAAGTAATCTCAGGTATTGAAGGAATTAAAGATAGTTTAGTTGATAATACTTCACCAGGTTATCCTTTTAAATCAAATTATGATAAAAAGAAAAACTTTTTAGAAGATCCAATGTCTACTCTTATAATTGAATCTCAATGGAATGATTGGCTTTCTGACCAACCTTTCGTATATCCAAATACCATGTGTAGTAAAGACGAAATATTAAAAACAGAAAAATATAAAGAGCCAAAACCTTTTTATGTCGTTGATGTGGTAACAACTATTAATGGCAAAAGATTGGTGGACGATTTTAATGAACAATTAGGAAAGGTTCCTGGCTATTACAGAGGAAAAACAATGTACTGTGGCGGTTTAGATGAAACAATGTCGAGACACTTAAAGTATAAGCATCATCTTCCTCTAGATCATAAAAAGTATGATGCTCACAGACAACCATGGGTCAGTGAAATGATGGTTAAATTAAGATTTCATTTTATGAAAGAGGAATTTAAAAATTCTGAAACTTTAACTAGATTAATATCTTTTTATTCTTCACTAGACCAGTCTGAAACAATTGACTTAGATGGCAATTATCATAAAAGATATGGACAAATGTTGACTGGTAGTCCAGTCACTTTAGATGATAATACATTATCAAATGATATGATTTTTATCTTATCATGTTTACGTATTTTTGGTAAGGTACCTTCTCATGAAAAAGAATTAATGGGAGATGATACTTGGGCATCTTTAGATGACTATGTAGAACCTCAAAAATGGATAGATGCTTTTGATTCTATAGGTTATGAAGTAACAGGAGCAGATAAAACTGTTAATGGAATTTATCAACCGATAGAAGAATGTGAATTTTTAAAATCAACACCTATTCGATATGAGAATCATTGGATTCCAAAATACAATAGCGATCGATTAACTGCTATCTTGTATTTTAGAAAAACTGATGATGGTACAATGGAACAAAAACTAAATTCTG